CGACGCTGTTGGTGCCTACTGCGCGCTGTGCTTGTGCCAGCATCGAGACAAACTCGACTGACAGCTCCATGCCTTGCAGCTCAGGCGGCGGCGGAGGCAGCAGGTTGAACTCAACCATGCGTTGGAATGTCTTATCGACCAGCGGGTCTAGCAGCTCGTTGTGCAAGCGCTCGAGCACCGGGCCCAGCATCAGCAACTTTTCTTCATGGCGCTCGGCCACTTCAGTTGCGGTCATGCGTGTGTCTGTTGCGTTGGCCAGCATCATGAATAGGTCAGCATAGAACGCGCCGCGGATGCGTTCACGGCAATCCTGAATGTCCATCAGCAAATGCTGCAGGTTCAGGTTGACCTCAAATGCTGTCTTGATGCCGCCTTGTGGGCTGTTGGCATCGACATAGCTAATGCCACCCGGTAATGAGTCAACATCGCGGTTCTTCATCGATGTCGGCACCTGCAGTGGTGGCTTGGTCTGGTAGTCAATGGCCTGCGCTTTGCGAAGCTGCTCGTGCTGTAGCTGCTTGATGTCGCCCAAAGCTTCCATGCCGGGGCCGTTGCCGTAGATGTCGCCACCAATTGTGGACCACCGTGGTGCCAGTGCTGGGAACTCTTTGAAGCCAGACTCACGCAGGTACTGATCTTCATTGCCTCCGACTTCAAAGTACACCGATTTGAACGGCATGTTTTTGTTGTCGCGCATTGTGATGTCGCGATCAGCGCGTGGCTCGATGGCATGAATGATTGGCACCCATGCGTCCAGTGTGCCGCGGTCATACAGATTGCGAACGGTGGTCGAGCAGTTCTTGTACCCAAACTCTTTCACCAGCTCGCCGACTGTCTTCTCAAACTCGCGATAAATGGTGTCGACTGTGCCGCGGTAGTCAGTGGCAATACAAAACTCGCCGATGGTCGACGGGTAATGATGGATGACAGTGCGAGGATCTGACAGCAGGATCGATGCTGTTGTGCCAAATGCGCCCAGTTCTTCGTACATCTGGTGCAGTGTGCGGTACGTGTTCGACTTTTGGAACACCACCTGCATGCGCGTGGTCACATCTTCGAGCCAAAGCTTCACCGGGTGATATGCATTGAGCTCAGGATCAGCCGTTGCCAGCCTAAACCATGGCCGTGCTGGGCTTGTAGCGCCAGCCATCATGCCTGCGCCAAGAATTCGAAGCGCTCGTGTGCCGGTGTTGTCGTAGATGTTGTTGTGCCTACGCTGGCCACGATCACGGTCCTGCACAAAGTACCGGCCATTGCGTGGCAACAGGTAGGTTGTGATCTCTTGCCAGTGTGCCCACCAAGTTGCGCGCTCGGACTTGAGCTGGCCCCAGCGGGTAAACAGCTTATCCCGAGTTACCGACTTGGGATTTGATTGTGCATCGCTGGGATATTGACTCATGTTTATGCGCCGAGGAGAGTATTTCTGCCGAGTGCCAATTGATTAGGATCAACACCCATTGGGCCGGTCAGCAGTGTGCGATCTCCGCCGCCAGCATCTTGTGCCGCTGCAAGAATGGAGCTGACATCAGCCTGTTTGCGGTTAGCTGCGCGGATATTTTCTTCAGCGCTTTTCTCTTGCTTGGTGGCTGTTTCAATTGCACGTTGGTTTGCTTGCTGTTGCATTTGCAAACTACGCTCTTGCATTTTATTTTGTCTTTCACCCTGATAAATGGTGTATGCAGTGCCTGCAGCGGCTGCTCCTGCTGCATAAATTGCGGCGTTAATTGCCATAATCAGATCTCCTTCGAATAAATAATATCTTGAACTTGATACTTTAACTTCGGCATTATCTTAGCCAATGCAGTTTGCTCTTTCGCATGCCACAACATCATCTGTGCACCCGCTTGTGTTGCCATTTTCTCTGTCTCACGAATCAATCGCAGGCCAACTGGTGATGCCCTGTAGTCCTTGTGAACAAACAAAATGTCGTTGTTGCAGATTACCAAATCAAAATAATGCAGATGCCTGCTAACAATATTGGCGCTGTATCCGACCAGTTTGCCATCGATAAATGCAGCAAGTACAAGCAGTTTGTGTTCCGACTCAAGCAGCCTGTATGCGGCCCAGTCAGGTTTCAACACCATCACATGCTTGTTCTTGGCTACCTCATCCCAGTGATCAGCAAACAAATCTGATGCCAGTGCCTGCATTTCAGACACATCAGACCGCCTGATTTCGGTCGTTCGTGCCCCACTTTCCCGTGACATTATGGGTTTGTCGTTTTCATACGGGCACCGTGGCATTGGAAACAATGGCGTGACCGCGTCGATGATTACGTGGATTCGGTCGGTGTCCTCATCGTTTTGTGCTGTGTGCTCGACCTTGTGATCAAACCACCACAGCTCACCCGGCGCGAAATGCTGTGACTCATCGCCTGCAGTCAGTGTGCTACCGGGGCCACCGGTCAGGCACAAGTGAAACCTCGAGAAATGGTCAGCGTATTGGCCTTCATCGACATGCGGCACCAGCTTGCCGCCGGCTTTCATCTTAACGATCAGCACCCGACCAAGCTTGGTGGACTGCAAAATGTCCTCGATGATCGGCTTCATGATCGGCACCAGCGCATCTTGCAGCACATGAGCAGCCGGATAATCGTAGCTGCCGAGGTCCATCATGTACTTTTCGTAGGTGAATGCTTCTGGGCCACGAACGTAGATGCATTGCGTATCAGCATGAGCAGTGCCCGGAAAGTTTTGCCGGATGGTGATTTGATCCCACATGTCTGGCCGGGCCTCGAGCGCCTGCACCAGCGGTTCAATGTTGATGTCTTGGGCCAGTAGCTTAAAGTTTTGCATACGGGTCGTAGTCCTCTTTGCTGTTGCGTCGAGCGTATTCCATGGTGATTGACCGCTTTGGCGTGTCCATCAATGCCAAGCAGTAGGCTGATGCGTAGTCAGGCGAGCGGCCAATGCGCTCAAAGATTTCTTCCCGGCTGGCTACCGAAATAGTCTGGCCCACCAGCTTCCACGTTGGCGCGCACAGGTCAGCGAATAGCCGTGGATCAGGCGGCAACGCAATGCCGGTATTGTTTGCCGGGTCCAATGCTTCACGCATGCGCCACCACAGCTCGGACCGCTGGTTCTTGAACCGCAGCCTGCCAGACTTGTCGAGGCCCAGCGCAGCCTCGGCCACGTTGACGCCGAGCACCTGCTGGTTGGATTCGTTCAGGAAGTCATAGGGGCTCGATCCGACGCCGATAACATCGATGTGTATCGGTGCCCTGTCCCGTAGTGCTGCGACCACCAGACCGGCCACAGTGGGCCCATCAGGCGTGGCGCTGCCTGCATAGGCCAGAGGCTCGTCAAACCACATGCCATGGCGTCTGGCGATGATGGTCTGGTCTTTGCCACCTCGAGCAACGTCGACGCCCATGCTGTCCATTGGCGCAAGCTTGAGCGGCTTTTTCCACCGGGCCTGTGCCATCTCGACCCACTCGGTCGGAATAACCTGCCACGGGTCATCTTCCATGCCGGCGCTGAAGTCGCCATTGAGCATCTGTGAGCGCAGTGGCTCGGGCATTGCCTGCAGTGTGGCCATGTATCCAGTCCCCATCAGGTAAGGGTTATCGCTGATCCGCGACGGAATAAAGGTCCGCGACATTGGCGTGATTGTTTCGCCATTGTGCTCAAACTCTTTGCCAGATTGGACCTCGACATCTTTGCCATCAACGGTCGCAAACCATCTGAGCTCGCCGGGCTCGGCTGGGTTCGGGTGCTTCTTGTCCAGCCATGGGGCAAAGTAGGCGATGATCCAACGGCCTTCCGCGGTCGTTGGCGGGTTGAAGGTTAGCAGTGCTTGGCAGCGTTGATTGACATCCGTGGTACGTAACCAGCCCATCAGGAAGCGCACCTGAATCTCGCGCATGTTGGCTGCTTCATCGAACACCAGCAAATCATGTGGCCGGCCTTGGTATTTCTTTTCGTCGCCAAGGTTTGGGAACGATCCGAACTCGATTTGGATGTCGACGCCGTCGGTCCGCTTGGTGCGCCAGATATTGTTCTGACCATTGTAGCCAGCACGAGATCCGATCAGGTCTGTGAATCGATCAATGACACCGGTTAGTTCGGTGCCGTTTAATCGGAAGATGCCTACCTTGCGATGGTTTGTGAGCGCTTTACCGCAGGCCAGATCGGTCTTACCGCCACCGGCTGCGCCACCGTAGCCAATGATGTCGGCCTCGGAATAGTAGGCCATCGATTGTGGGCCGGGCAGCGGTCGCCAAATGGTTTTGTCCGCCACCAGCAGAGCATCAAGCTCCGCCAGTTCTTCAGGCGTAAGGTACTGCAGGATTTCAGGATCGAATTCATCGACCGTCATTTGGTCTTGCGCTGGCTTGCCGCGGCGATCAGGGCTTTGACCTTGGCCGCGCGCTCGTTATCGCTAATCTGAATCGGTCCGCCTTCTGAGCCTGTGTGCTCGGTCACCATGCGGTCACCATACTTTTTCGGGTTCCACTTGGCCAGCAGTTTCAGCCTGTACTCAGCCCGGTTGCGCAGCCATGCGACATGCGCATTATCAAACTTTGGATTGTCTCCACCAGTCATCGCAGGCGGAGTGTCAATAATCTCAAGCGCGTCATCCGCAATGCAGTCAGCGCCAATGTCTCGCGCCTCCGCGAAGCGTTGAGCAAATTCTTTGTCTTTCCCCATCCAAAGATAAACGGTCGAATAGTGAATGTTATTGTTTCGGCACCATTCACGCAGTGTTTTGCCGGTTGTAATCCATTCGCAGATTTCATCGGCTTTGTCTTTGGGGACTGGCTCAGATGGCCGTCCGACTTTTTTTGGCTCAGTCTCCTTTTTCATTTTTAATAACCTTTATCCATCGATGAGGGGTTTGAGCTCGGCGCTCGTACCGACAAATTTTGGCGATGACATGCTTTGAAATGCCGACTGCTTCGGCAATTTGCTGGTATGTCATGGCCATGTCCTCGCGCATGTCCCGGATTTTATCGATGATTTCGTCCGTGAACTTTGCGTTATGGTGATGCTGGCCGATACGGCGTCCGAGCTCGTTTAAGGGGACCATCATAGGCTTGCCCTTGCGTTTCACTTTTTGGGTGGCTTTGGCGGCTTTTTACCTTTACCGTACATAGCGTCCTCCTTTCGTGGTGGGTGATGGGCGGGATTATCTTCCTCTGTTGCGTTGAAGGCAACAACTTTTTGCGGCTGGCTTTGGCGTTTGCGCCAGAGGGATTTTCGGATCATCCGTTTTTTTCTCTGAGCTTGACCTGCAGCATCTCAGCAAACTCTGCCGGCTTCTTGGTGGCGTTCCACAAAGCCTTAGTTTCAGCCGTGGTTAGCGCCTGCCAATCGCGTCGTGGCGGATGAACATACACCGGCGCAACTTTATCCACGCCATCAAATTTTGCTGCGTCCTTTGAGTGATAAATATGACGCGACGAGCTCATCCATGCAATTGGCTCCGGCTCAGGCTGCGCAAGTTGGGCACGAAGGGTTTCCATTGCTCTATCGTGACTCGTGCTTCTGTCCATTTTCCAAACAGCACTCAGTTCATTTAGTACCTGCTGCGCTTCCTCGCGGGTTAGTGTGATGGTCATTTTTTATATTCTCCTTTTATCCATCGCTTCATTGCGAGGTATTGTCCACGTTGCGTATCACCTGCCACGGTTAGTTGTGCTGCACTCAATCCTATTCCCATTTCTTTAAACGCATGTCCGTTGAGATTCTTGTGTGCATGCTTGATCAACTTGCGTAGTGCCTTGGCTTTTTTCGCGTTCAAGTT